ATTTCTTTTTGAGGTTCTCTAGGTTTATAACCTGTTTCAATGACCTCACTCGTCGATTCCTGTTTTGACGACAATTGTGATTGGTTGGTCACTGTCTCCTGTAATGGTTTGTTCTGCCTTCCCATCGATTCTATCTCCAAGTTCTTTGATTGCTGATATATCTCCATCTTCAGCTTTTCTGAATAGAGCTTCAGCTACTCTGTGGATACGTTTGTAGTCTTCTTGCACAGCTAGTTTTTTAATGGTTTTACCCCATACTCTATTCTCTTTGCTGCTATTCTTATTGCCTTTTGGAGGTCCCATTATATTTCCTGTGTATAAGTGGAGGGTTTTAAACTGACCAGGAGAAGGAGTCAGTCCCTCCGATTGAATTAGTTGAGGACTTAAGTCGTCCTCTGAACTTTATTACTTATTACATACGTACATAGTTACTTCAAATCCAAAACGCATTTCAGTAACAGCTGGTTGTGTCCAATAATGCTTCATAATAATACCCTTTATATAAGTTTAATTATACAAAGATCAGTAGAGAGATTGCTCAAGTCTACCTTGATTGCTCCTTAAAAAGACAATAAAGTACATGTCCTTTGTATATGGGTAAAAAATCACATAAGTGGTTGATTTAACACCTATTTTAGATTACATCAGGTGACCTCTCGTGCATCACCTGAACCGTAATAGTAACATGCATCAATATGCAGCCTGTGACACAAGAGACATTCTACTCGCCATATAAGCTCCACAAGGAGTGCCATAACAACCTAATTTGAGGTGTTTACCATTAAACTTTCTAATAGCTCTGTATGGTCTACTTCTTCCATGCTGTATTCTGTAGCCTTTACCTAATCTATCACTTCTTTGCATGTTTTGAGCATGAGTTAAGCATATTAAGTTCTCAATACGATTATCATCTTTAATAGAATTCTTATGATGTATAACCATACCATCTGGTATAGGACCATTATGCTCCTCCCATACCAACCTATGTTCGTAAGTACCTTTCATTCTTTTATATTTCACATGAGCCTCCAGTACAAGCCATAGTTTGAGCGCCTTCTGTGTTATCATCATCTTCTACTAACTCAGTAAAGTCAATATTAGATGGAGTCTCTTTATTTAACTTATCGAACTCTTCTTTAGTACACTCTTGATATGGTGCTTGAACATATGAATGATCTGAGTGTGGTAAGAAACTAATCCCTGATATTTCATCAAAGTGTTTATATACCCATGCTCCAACTTCTAACCATTCTTCGTCTCTTACTGATATAGTAACAGATGGTTTGTGTTCACACCAATGACGTTGATAAGTTAACCATAACTCTAACTGCTCTAACGCTGTTTTATCATTACGTGTAATACATCCTTTAGGCGATTTAATTGGGAATGAGAATACTGCAGTACTTTCAGGCCTATATTGCTCATCTTCGACATGTACGCCTTTCTCTTTAAGAAATGTATAGATAGCGTCTTTCTTATCCATTCTAATTGTTCTAACATAATAATCGCTATGTCTAGTGTGTATACCTGAAGCGCTATCCACCAATTGCGATACTGTCCCTGACGGTTTGACGCAAGTAATAGACGCAGATACTTGGACATCAAGCCGCTTCGCATATTTCTCATTAGTTCTTCTAGCAACATCTCTCATCTCCTCTAAAAATTTAGGGTCAGGATTTGACATCATTTTGTTATCCATAATCCCTGTTAATGATACACCTAACAACCTCTCAGCTGTTGTGTTAGTTTTCCATTCATGACTTAAAAATTGAAAGTTATCTAGTGTTGATTGAAAAGTACCTAGTATTGTAGCTAATTTAACTTTTTCTAACAATGTTTCTTTAGTATCATTAGCTCTTACAACTACCTCAGATAAATTACAGAATTGCTTATCACGCAATATAATCTCCGAACATGGGTTAGTACCATAGTTTAAAGTAGCATCTCTTCTACCCCATTTAGCTGCTTGCTTTTGTGATGCAACTCTATTAAAGATACCTCTTTCTCCAGACTTAGACTTTACTAAAGCTAACCACTCTTCAATAAATACTTCTGAGTCAGGTTTTTCAGTGTAAGCAACAGAGTTATTAGCTAAACCTCTCCAAGCAAAGTCGTTATACCATGCTCCCATTTTAGCTTCTCTCATTCTCTTATCAGTAAGATTAGATAAAGATATAAGAGCTGAACGTCTAACTCCACCTACTACTACAATCTCACCAATCATACATACTATATCATGTACTTCTATAGATGTTAGCTTTCTACCTCTAGCATTAACAATAGTATCTCTTGTGAAATCAAATAGTCTTTTTAATGGTTCAGGACCTGATGCACGTCCACCAAATGTCTTAAGTCTTTCTCCTGCTTTTCTAACTTTAGAGTAGTCCATGGTCGGTATGTCACCTTCCCATAAACTAGATAAAAGTTTACGATACGCCTTCGCCCACCCAAGTTTGCTGTCAGCAACAACAATAACATCATCGCAATCGTTAACGCTCTCTGGTATAGCTGGTAACTTATCAATCTCTTGTCTCTCACAACTAAATCCTACTCCTGTACCATTCATTAATATATATAAGCACTCACTGAATGCTCTCTTATTGTTGATAGCCATATAGCTACAGTTATAAGCAGCAATGTTATCTCTCTTACATGCTTCTCCTGCAGACATCATTAAACGCATAGATGGCATAATATCTAAGTTTTCTATTGCTTTGTGTAGTTTTGGAAGCTCTGCTGTGATTTCTGGTGAACTTTCTTTGATGTAGTTGATTAACCTATCAACTGTTTCTGACCATGTCTCTCGTCTTTTTTCTTCTGGCAGATAACGAGCGTATCTACTTGCTGCTATTAGTTTTTGGTATGTGTCCATTGTTTTCCTTTATGATATGTCTGTGATAACTGATTCCCATCTGCTCTTTGGTTTATGCCAACCTTCTACAAGTAAAGTCCAATTAGCATCTCTTAGATGTGGTGTGAATTCAGAGTCTGTTATTTTTTTAATACGAGCGTTTACATTACCTTTTGTAGTTACCTGTATCGCATGCGTTTCTCCTTTTGTTGTGATACCTAATATATCAAAGTTCCATAAGTCTTGTCTAATCCTAGCAAAGGCGTTCCACCTTTCAACAACCTTCACTAGAGCATAGTCTCCACTCTCCCTCATTCTCTTTAAAGTCCTTTGTGTGGGTGACATTAAGCATCTCCAATATCATCAACAAACCTGTCAGGGTCATTAGTTTTAGGTAATACATTACCATAATCATCTTCTTTAACAACAGGTGGTTTTTGTTTAATTGTTTCAAACTGTTCCTCATTAGGATGCCCAGCAAATATAGCATTCCATGCTTTTTCCATCTGTTCATCAGTTATATCCTGTTTACGTCTACCACTTCCTTTTCCCATAGTTTATTCCTCTATAAATTTAGGTTTTTGAACTCCAACAAATCCACATGATTGTTTATCTGTTGGCGCGAAATCAAATGAACTATCTGAGTTATGACCTATTGGCATATACAAATAGTCTTCATTCTGACACATCATGATTTTAGCACTAGTACAATTAAGATTGTAGTAGTCTAATGCCATATCACAGTTAACAAAGTTAGCTACATACTGTAAGTCGTTGTAGCTGTCTGTATAACTAACAGCCATAACAAAATTACCCACACCAACTTTACTACCTTTCTCTTCAGCTATTAACGCTGATGCAAAAAATCCATAAAAAACTATAAGTAGAACAATTAAAGCTAGGTGTATAATTGAAACTACAGCCAAACTGCTCCATTCTTTCAATTTTTTCTTCTTGCTTTCGTTTTCTTTTATCCAATTCCTTATGTCTTTTCTTTTCTTTGCCTCAGCTTTTTTCCACATACGTACTTTTTCTTGCTGTTCTTTATACTCTCTAAACAATTTGTTTTTATAGCCTAAGTAAGCCATTATCCAATCTCCTTTAAAAGTTTTTCATGTAAATCTCTTTGCTTGCCATACTTATCTTCCCATGTTTGTTTGCCTATTGTATGTATACCTTCTTTGCCTTGATGATGGTAGTGGCAGAGAGGAATTATATCCTTATCCTTCTTACCCATACCCGTTTTATCTCTTATATGGTGTAAGTTAGAACGTGGTAAATCATCCACTGCCTCATGCCATCTACACACAACACAACCAAACTCAGCCATCTTATTCATAAATGCTTTTTCTGCTTTAGTAGCCATAGTCTTCCAAGTCAGGTTTAAATCCTAATGTCATTGCAAATTGCTCCACTTTGTTATAGTACTCATTAAAAGCCTTAATACTTAACTTAGTGGTAGATGGTACAACAACTACTTCATCACCTAGTAATTCGTTTTTGTATGATAGATATTTATACGCCATCATAGCATGCATTTCTTCTGTGTTATAACCTAAAAAACTACCTAACTCAGTAATGAGTGCCCAATACCTTTTGTTTTGCTGTATAGACCTACTATCTTTATGCTCTCTAATACTTACGTCATATAATTTTTTATCATCAAGATTACCAAAAAGCTTCTGTATCGATGCGTCTTCGCTTCCTGATATCTTCCTCGACTTTTTCATAATTTTTACTCCTGTAAATTTTATTTGTTTTTAAATCTGTAGCTTTGAACTCTACTTCTCCGAACTCTGCTTTTATAGCTTTTATAAAATCTTTTATTAGCATTACCATTTCTCCCCATATGCGAACGTTTCTGTATCGAACGAAAAGCCCCACCTACCTTCTTTACCATTGCCATGACGTTGTTTATTAAGGTACACAACACAGTCTGGCTGCGACATGAGTTCTTCATCTAAACCTCCCTCTACTCTACATTCTTCTTTAGCTTTATTTCTATGTACTGATATTACATTGTCAGCCATGTTTGTCAAATTAGCTGAGCCTGCTACATCAAACTTAGATGGGCTACCTTTTTCATCTGCTGTTTTTCTACTATGAGCAACTAAGAATATATGAATTCCTAAGTCTCTAGCAGCAACAGCCATTTTATTAGCAAATGCTTTTTGTCCGTTTAAATCATCTTCGTTAATACCTACTTTCATAAGACTATCTATAACAAACAACTTAACATTTAATTTTTCAGCTGCATAATATATAACTTCTAATACTTTCTTAGTAGAGGTTTCACCCTCAGCATCATACAAATATAATTTATGTTCTATCTTAGATATAAAATCATCAATATAAACTTTAGTCGGATTAGGATTACCTGTTTGCATTAACATCCTACCTAAACTAGCTCTTGGTAACATCTCAAATGAACCAATAAGAGTTTTAGTATCTTTTAACAAATGCAACATTACATAACTCAACCACATTGTTTTACCATGACCACTATATCCTGATACGATAGTTAACTCACCGAATCGAACTTTAAAATCATCTAGTGTTTTTTCGAAAGGTAAAGGTATACCACCATTTAAGTCATCGCTGAAGTAAGACTCAACTTCGTCAGCATATTGACTTGGGCTACGTATCTTCGTGTGTTCTTGGTTGTCTCTTTTCTCCATGTAGCCTGATATTTCTCTATCAGTTACTAATAAATCTTCTAATGTTACATTACTTTGTGTGTGCATATGCACTCCTTACATTACCAACAGCTTTTAACAATCTATCATGCTCTTCTTTTTTTAAAGGTTTTCCATTACGTATGTCTACACTTGCTAAACCTATAATGAGTACTTCGTCTCTAATCATCTTAAGAACTGAGTAAGGATTAAAACCTGTAGCTTTTATTTTTTCGTCATTTTCATTAGATGGTAGAATGTCTTTCCAATCTAAACCAACTGCATCAAGTATAGACTTTACGTCACAACCAGCAAAGCAGTTCATCATGATTCTATCACCATCTCCCTGTTTTATTCCTAAAGAGTTTGATTTATCAGCATGAGCTGGGCAGCGGCATGAATACTGACCGCTACCTGACTCTTTGACGCCATCAAACCTAGATAATACGTCTTGTATAAAGATTGTTAAGCTCCTTTCGACTTATTTTATGCTTCAATTTATCGTTCTTGCATGCTCCATGAACGGTCTCTGTGTCTATACCACACCACCAAGAATCCTTGTCCCACATTTTTGCCTTATCTCCACATGATTTGCATACTCTGTTTTTCATTTGACTCTTAGTTGGTACCACTAGAATGGTACCTCCTCACCTTCAACAGCTGCATTGTTTACATTAGCTGAGCCAGCGTCAGAAGCTTGTACCTGAGGTTCTGATAACCTACCAGATAGAAACTTGATACCTGATTTAGACTCTCTAATCCAAGCAGCCATTCTCATATCTTTACCGTTTTCTAATGTAACAGTACCAGTATAATCTGGTCTTGCTTCATTATCACCTTTCTCATTCTTAAATAACGCAAATGAGTTAGTGTTATCATATTGTTCTGCCATATTACTCTACTCCTTTCTTTAAATCATTAACAAGATTATCGATTTCAACGTCAAAATCTCTAACCACTCTTTCTACTTCAGTGATGAGTTTATCATCTCTGTCTACCTTGAGCCAACGAAGTTGTTGCTCTCTAGGATAGTTCGGATGGTATGATGCGAAGTAACCATAATCAGCTTCACAACAAGCCATTTGCCATTGAATTTGATATATATATCTCTTATCCATTTTCTTTGACAATATATTATAAGCATGAGTTACTGCGGTAGGACATTTAATCTCTAACACAGCATTCTCATTTCTAAGTAAACCATCAGGTGATGCACTAGAGTTAGCTATAGTAGGATGGTCAAAGCTACCACATAAAGCTACATCTTTACCTGTTACTGCTTCAAATAAATCTCTAGCAATTGGTTCTCTTTCTACTCCATCTCTCATGAATTGATTCATAGGAGTGTGAGAAGCTTCCTTACCAGTTAATCTTTCTATGGCGAGTTCCATTCTCTTTCTAGTTTTGTATGTACTTTCACCATATTTAGTTTTCTTCATGATATCGCTCAAAGCACTTGCTGTTATTTTACCAAGTCTTGAGTTTAACCATTCTTCAGAACCTTGAATCATTTCTCTAGTATCTGGTGCTGGGATTGATGTCATAGTTTAAAATCCTCCTTTTGTTGTTTTACAGCGGTTGCTACTTCATCAGCTGAAGCTAGTGACGTATCTATACCTATGCCGACCATACCTAATGCTCGACCAATAGAAGATGTTTCACAATTTTCTATGTATGAAGTTTTGTTGATGAATGAGCTACCTTCTTTCTCATAAGCATGACCTGTAGCTAGAAGAACTCCATCTACAATAATCTTAGCTTGAAATAATACTTGCCCATCAGCATTTGCCATGATTTGAGTAAGTATCTGTCCTTGAGGGTATAATCTCCTGAACTCCTTTACTCTTTCGTTGACTGTTATATAGTCGTTACCTTGAATCTTAATGCTATCCATAATTGAATCTCCTTTGTTGTTTTTGTAGTAGTGCTTTGTATATGGGTAAAAAGGGACATAAGTTATTGATTATGCAACCTTTCTTCTATTCACCAGATGAGTGTTGGCTCTTAAGTGACAGTACACACCATACTGGCATAGTCCTACCTCTGTTCCATATACCTTCATATTGTGTTGATTGTCTTTAAACACCTTTCCTGTGCCCACCGTGTGATTATGGAAAAATGGGTGAATGTTCATATTACCAAACAACTCATCTTGTTGCCTGCATAACCAGATAACCACATCTCCGTAAGGTATCTTACCGGTAAAGCCATCGAATATATAATCTATTGAAGAACGAGCACCAGGACCTGGAGCACAGAAATCTTCATCATGATTAAAGTCTAGAGATGGATTAACTGAGTTAGAAGTAGCACAATGATAACCATAGTACTCTCCTACACCTCTCTTAGAAGTGAGTATTTTGTACATATTATCTAATGAGTGACAATCTTTTATTGCACTGACGGTCCCATCTGTGACCCAACTGGCGACCCATTCTAAAATATCTGTTGGTTCTATTGGTCTATTGCTATCTTCGTACTTCTCTCTGCAGAAATTCCTACCAGCAGTTTGAATAGAAGTATGCAACTCAGTTGTTCCATATAGCTTCTTACCTGAAGCTTGAGCTTTTTTAACAGTTCTCTTTAGAGACGATAAATAATCTATGCTACCTTCATTCAACCTCTCAAAGTCTATTATAGCTCTTTTAGGATTCTCTATACCAGTTATAGTTCTATGTATATCTCTAGCTCCATAAAAGTGAGATACAATCGTGTTACATATTTGATTTGGTAATGAGACGTCTTCATTAGTTACTATATTCTCTATAATGTATCTCATACGAGCATCTTGCAATATGTTCATACCAAAGTATTCTACATCTTGTGCTAAAGCTGGGTCATTGACATCATCATTAATGTACTCATCGCGTAGATTAAATCTAAACTCAGCGTTTTCATTTACTTTTCCTAAGAATCTTAATAAGTCTTTAAACTTATCCTTGTTTAGCTGTTTGTGGAAGTCCATGTCTTACATTCTCCTTTTCAGTTAAGTTATGGTTAAGATGTACAACGTTTAACCATGGACAATACTTTTTAATAACAGCAATTTGCACTGGGTCATCTTCAAAATGTATTGTTATTTCACCTTCAAAATTATTCAACACGTTAGCTTTATGTTTACCTGAAGATTCTCTAGTCTTTCTCTCAAATGGCAATGAGTTGTAATACACCTTATTATGTATGCCCATATCTCTTAACATGGCTTTGGTCTCTTCTTCTTCTTGAAAAGACCTACCAGTTATAATAATATCGCCATATTGAGGTTTAACTCCAGCTAAGCCATTACCCATATATATTACACCATCTATATCAAAACTATTCATAGTCATTAGTTCCTTTTTGGAATGTGTAAGGTAAATCTGCAGCTTCGGGATTATTATCTTTTAGCTGAGGTTCTGTCATAGGTGTTATTACTCTTCTAGCTAAAGCATCACATTCAAACTTAGCATCTTCCATTTTCATTTGAAGTGGAGGAGTTTTTTGAGTAATGTGACTTGCACCTCTTAAGAAACCAACTATACCTAATTCAGAAGCAACTTTACAGAATCTAATTGCAGATACTACAACTGAACCTGAGTTAGGAGAGTCTTGCACAGATAACCTAGCAGTTAACTCATATCTAGCTCCAGCAAATCCATAAGCTACCATATCTATATTAGCTACTTTATTATCAGAGCCAATATAATCTCCACCTGGTTTTTGAAGCACAGTTAAAGAAGGACCAGCATATAAAGTCATTCCTTCAGTTCCTACTTCTCTAATTGAGTTTTGACCTTTAAGAACATTCTCTTTAGATATATGTTTAGAATGTAGTCTATGCTCTTTAGCCATGTTTAAAAAGTCAGTGTTAGCTGTTCTACCAGTTCTCACATGTTCTTGACCTTGAGTAGAACCACATGCCATATTCATCTGTATGTGTTGAGTAACACTTAAGCCTGAGTCTAACATACCAGCTTGAAGTATCTCAGATAACCTAGAAGCTCCAAAGCCTGACCTCATATCAGAACCTACAATTGTTAGACCTGCATCTATAAATCTTTGCTCTACTTCCATAGCTTCTTCAGTAGATATAAATGTAGGAATACAATTTACAAAATGACAACCAGCATCTATAGCTGCATCTATATAGAATTTAGTAGCTTCATGACTACCAACTGGTAGATAATTAATAACAACATCTACTTTATGATATTTTAATAGTTCTACAACTCTACTATAAGGTTCAGCAGGAATAGCTCCAGTTCTAAATGATACCTCAGCTGGATAGTCTTTCATATGCTCTGCTACTCCGTCTAATACAGGACCAGAATATACATGAGCATTCTTATTGACTACAACATTACTAATAACGTCGACATGGTCCATAGAACAATTAGGCTCAGCTGTTAAAGCTTCTACTAAATGCTTATCAACTTTACGTTTATCTACATCAAAACCACATACAAACTCTATGTCTTTAGCTTCGTAACCACCGATATCTGGATACATCAATCCAACTTTATCTTGAGGATTTTCAACATAGTATTGTAGTCCACCAACTAATGATTTAGCACATGAACCTACACCAACAATTGCTACTTTAATTTTACTCATAACTCCTCCATATAATATTTAGGTGATAAGTGAACAGACTTTGGTTTTTCCATACATTCAAAATCTAATTCTCCTTTATCATTTTTTAAACTTTCAGAATGTTGCTTAAATTCCCAACCATTTACATCACACATAGCTTCTATTCTCTGAGTAAAGAACTCTCTCATTCTATCTCTATCTTCCCAATCTCCATAGAAAGGAGTTCCATCATAGTAACCAGATTTAGGTAACTTACGAGACTCATTCTCAATCCAAAGAGGAGCTACGACAGCTAACTTAACACCATATCTATCTTGCACTCTTTTTAACTCTTCTTCGTAAGTAGCCATGAGTTCTTCTTCACTTCCATCAGCATATCTTAAAATATGATGTCTAATGTCAATGTTACCAAAGTAAAAAGTAACTTTATTTAAGTTGCTATGATAATATGGTTCCACATAATAGTTTAAACCTTGCATCAAAGCTCCATGTAATGTTTTACCATCATGTCTATCTATCATACTTTTACTTTTATAAACAGAGTTAGCGTGACTATCTCCTACAATTAAGTGACATAGTTTTAAATCACTCATTTGTACTTTTTTAATTTGTTTACATTTTTCAGTTAAAGCATCCCAGTCAAAATTAGCCCATTCTTCAGAACAGTTACTTAGTCTAGATTTACCAATTGCTCCATAGTCTGGCATATCTATATCTAATGAAAAGAATATACATTTTGAATCTAAAAATCTCTGAAACTGAGTTACATCTTTAGCTCCACCAAATAAGTTGAAAGAGCCTGACCATTCCATACCATGATATATATACACTCTATCATATTTTTCATAGTCATCATTTCCATATACAACATCAGCTTCTAGTATATCAGCCCAAATCTTAGCCCAACTTCCTCTATGAGAATGTTTTCTATTGGATATTGGGTAATGTATGCTGGCTATCGCTATCATTATCTTCTCCTAATAAATTAAAATGTCTTTCGTATACGTGTAAACTACCTGCATTCCAGTATATATTACCTGGATTTAAATGCAAATCAGCACATAGTTTAGTTAATACATGAACTTGCCAAGCTATGTCGTTATTATAACCAAACACAGCATCGTTAGACCTCATATTTACTATAGCATGTAACTCTCCATCTCTATATAGATACTGC